AACAACCAACAGTTAGTCCTGACGCATCTGTTGATTCTAGTGAAGTCCAAGAGACAACTTTTATTCCCGGTAGCCCTAACGATCCTGCTGTGCTTGCTACCTCCCGTGGTGAAATTTCTGATGAGGCAGGAGAACCTGCTAGTTTGATAGCCCTAAGAGAAGAACTTGAAGCTTTGCCCGAACCTTTTAACAGAGAACTAAGTGTTCTGTCGCCTCCAGTTAGACAAAAAGAAGAAAACCTCAGAGAAAAGAAATCAGAATTAGAAGATAAAATTAATAATTGGGAAGAATACCAAGTGGACTTAATAGAAAAGCTAGAGGAAAAAGTTAGAGTATCAGAAGAAGACGGGCGTGTATTTGGTTGGGGCAGTGGAGTTTATTTTGGAATGGACGTACCGGGGCCAAACACAGTACCAAATTACAAAAAATATATTCAAAGTTTAAAAGACGAACTAGAGCAGTTTAGAAAATTTAATCAGTCTGAAACAGATACTAACAATCTTGTTGAACCCACACCTTCTTTGTTGGCATCTACTGACCCAAAGTAACAACGGAAATCTCTGAGCCTCCAGTTGCAGAGGTTTCCGAACAACCATATGTACAACAGGAAGAAGATATGACCCCCAGTGGATTGGACATTACTCTAGCAGATGAAGATATATTTCCTAATGATACTCTAGCTAGTACTTTTATAAAAAGTAAAGAGGGCTTTAGAGAGACTCCTTATTGGGATAATAATCATTGGACATGGGGTTACGGAACAACAGCACCTCATAGCGGAGGACCAGACGAACCTCCTCCATCAGATTTAACAATAACTAGAACAGAGGCTCAAGGAGAACTTCTTGCTTATATGCAGAAAGAAGTATTTGATAGACTAAAACCTTTTGATGAGGAACACGGCTACAATTTTACAGACTCCGAAATAGCGGCCTTAACTTCTTTTATGTTTAATCTAGGTCCGGGTTCTTTAAATCAAGTCACTGCTAATGGTACACGCTCTAAAGAAGAAATAGCTAATAAAATGTTAGAGTATATTAATTCAGCAGGTCAGCCATCACAAGGGCTAATAAAACGTAGACAAGAAGAACACAACATATTTGTAGGAGGGGGATAGTAAATGCCTTTGCCAACTAAAAAAACAGTAACTTTTGAAAACGGAGAAACACGTAATGATGTTCCTTTCGGTGTGGATACGTGGGAAGAATATCAAAAAAATAAAGAACTAAGAACTCGATTAGGAATGAATGCTCCTCAACCTGTACACGTAAAAGACCCTGAAGAATATGGAGCTTTTGACAGAGATATACAAAGAGCTTATCAAGGTTTAGTAGGAAGACCTGCTGCTTATTTAGAATCTATTGTACCGCTAGGTGCTTTTTTTAATATAGGAGAATCTGCTAGAGATTTATATGGTGAAGATTTTTACGAATTAAACCTAAGTGATAGGGCGCAGAGAGTACAACAGGCTACAGCAAAGTCTGTGTCTGACTCTGAAACAGGAAAATCTTTATTAAATCCAAACCTAGAACAACTTGATCAAGTGTTTGATGAAGATGGGTATGTTACTTCTCCTGAAACTTTAAAAGGAACAGTGTTAGAATTAGGAACTTATGTAGGTGGAGGAATAGGGATACTAAAAGCTCTGGGTAGATCAGCTACTAAAGCTCCTAAAGCTTTTAGAGAGTTTGCTAAAAATCATAATATGACAGCAGCAATGACTGAGGCTGTGGCTAGTGGTGCGGCTATAGATCAGTGGATTAGTAATCCAAACGAAGCTACAGCGGGTACTGCAATATTAGATGCTCTTGAAATTTCTGATTCTGATTTATTAGGAGTAGGAGAATTTTTAAGAGGAGAAGAAGACGATAGTGCTTTAGAAAAAAGAACTAAAATGTTATTAGGAAATCTTCCTTTTGATTTAGCTTTTGGTGTGCTTGCGGGTACGCTTGGAAGTGGTAGCGTTTTATCAGGTAATAAAAAATTACAAGACTTGACTCCCGAAGAAGTAGGTGAGGCAGCAATGCAAGGGTTGAAAAAAAGTAGAAGGGAAGCAATGCCGCCTACAAAAACAGAACTTACTGTAGACGCTATAGACCCAGATACAGGAAAAAATGCAGTGTGGAAAGAGGTTGATGACCTTTCTGAAAACAGACAGGTTTTTTCACAAGAAGGTCTTTTTAAAGGACTGTGGCAAAAGTTTACTCAATCTAGAGGTTATAATGTTTTAGCGGGTCAAGATGCTTTTGAGCAAGCGCAACAGGCAGCACGTAAATTTAGAAATAGAGGAGAGCATTTAGCAGGTATGCTTAACACTAGCATTAATAAACTGTTAAAAGGTGGAGTAGATGAAGAAACTTTAGATAATGTTTATCGTGCTTTAACTGAAAGAAAGAAAAAAAGAGTGAAAGCTTTTAGAGATAAAGAAAGACCTGAGTTAATTGATTTTCTAAAACAAGAGTACAATTTAACTACAGACATAGCTGAAAATGTAATAGACGTTAGAAAACTAGTAGATGAAATGTCTGTTGCAATTAATGACTTTGCTCCTAATAAAAGAATACAAAGAATAATAAATAAAAATTTAAATAATTATATGCGTAGGTCTTATGAACTTTTTGAAAATAAAAATTATAAAGCTAGTCAGCCTTCTATGGCTAGAGCACAAACTTATTTTATAAATAAATTTAGAGAAGAAGATTTACTAGAAGGAAAAACTCTTTTATCAAAAGGTAAAACGCACGTACCAAAGACAGAGGCACAGCTTACAGAAGAGGCTGCAAATGCGGTAGGAGATATTTTAACAGATAGGAAAGTGGGCAGAAAAGTTTTTGAAAGAAGACAGAATATGCCAGAAGAAATAAGAGAACTAATGGGGGAGGTAACTAACCCTGTAGATGCCCTGCTTTTAACTACTTCTAAGATGGCTGATTTTTATGAGAGATCAAGATTTTTAAAAAATATGCAAGACATAGGAACAAAACAAAAATGGCTTTTTACTTCAGAACCAGAAGGTTTAGAAGGTCTTGTTAAATTACAGAACACAGGAAGAAAAGAACTCAATGGTATGTACACCACTCCAAAGATGGCTAAAGTAATTAATAATAAAGAGATAAGTATTTTTGGAGAAGATAAAATTAATAATCCTTTATATAAAAACTTTTTATCTCTAAAAGGTTTTGCAAATAAATCTGCTACTGTGTTTAGTTGGACTACTATCCTAAGAAATATATTAGGCGGTATTCAGTTTGGAGTTGTTAACGGTTTAAATTCATTTCCTTTGGGGGTGTTATCGGAAAATAGTGCTAGAACAAATCTGGCTTCTATAAAAAATAACGCTTTGTTAAAGGGAGATAAAGATTTAAATGAATTGTATGAAAGATATGTAGGTTTAGGAGTTATTAATACTAATGTAAGAATAGGAGATTTTAGAGCTTTAATAAATGAAGGATTAGAAGCTTCTTCTGTAGATGATATTATGAAAAGGGCTTCTAATAAACTTTCTAGAGGAGCAGAAAGTTTTTATTTAGGCACAGATGATTTTTTTAAAATGAATGCTTTTTCTTCTGAATTAAATATTTTGAAAAGGGCTAACAAAGGAAACACAGTACCAGTAGAAGTTTTAGAACAACAAGCTGCCGATATAATAAAGAACACTTTTCCTAATTATGATAGAGTGCCGCCCGGAATTAAAGCACTAAGAAACTGGCCTTTAGGAACCTTTGTTTCTTTTCCTGCTGAAATAATAAGAACTTCTTACGGTATTACAAAACAAGCAGCAAGCGAATTGTTATCAGGTAATGGAGTATTAGCTACAAGGGGTGCTGCTAGGTCAGCAGGTATGTATGCAGGTGTTACAGGATTTCATACTTTAGGTGAAATGCTATCAGATAATATCGGGTGGTCAGATAAAGAAAAACGAATGGCTGAAGTCCTAGCAGAAACTCCGTGGTCAAAAGATAGTACTAGATTATTTACTAGAGATGAAGAAACTGGAAAAATATATTCGGCTGATACTAAATTTTTAGATGCTTACAATACTGTTAAAGAACCGTTTACAGCAATTATAAACGAACTAGAAAGGGGAGAATTAGAACAAGCAGATTTGTCTGAAAGATATATAGACGCTACAATAAAGGGGCTGCGAACTTTGACTGCTCCGTTTACAACAGAGGCTATTTTTACTAAAGCCATAACAGATGTGTACTATGCGGTTAGAGACCCTGAAGGAAAAACTTCAGAAGGAAAATCTTTATATCCTCCTGAAAGTAATATAAGCGAAAGAATAGCTAACTCTTCTTATCATGTACTTTCTAATCTTATCCCCGGAACAGTAGATAGTATTGATAGATTAATCGGTGCATATGATGATGAAAGAAATCCTTACACTGGTGATGCCCGTTTTGATTCAGGTAATGAATGGCTTGCCCTAACTATGGGTGTTCGTTTAACAGAGTTTGATCCTAAACAACAGTTAAATTTTGCTATCAATGATTATAGAAAAGCAAACAATAATTTAAGAGGTGTTTATGGTAATTATTCTGATAGCATGGGAGATATAGTAGATCAATATAGATCAAGACAAAGAGAAAGATATAAGCTCCAACAAGAACTTTATAGAAAAATTCAAGCAACACAGTATTTTGAAAATGAAACAGACATAAATAGTTTACTTATGGAAAGCGGTATTTCTAGAGCAGATTCTTTTGAATTAAGAAATGGAAGATTTATACCACAAACAATTTCGTTAGATTTTATAGAAGATTTATACGACAAGGTAGGAGATAGTCCTAGAAGTTTTGTAGAAATAAGAAGTAAATTATCTGAAGTATATTCATCTATGAACAGGACGTTATTAAACACCCCTGAAGAGGAAGAAGAGTGAAAAAGTTTTATGAAAAGGGAGGCTCAGTAATAGTACCACAGGCTCCAGAAGAACCGGATGAGCGCATTGACAAAATGACAGGGCTACCTTACGACTTGCAAGCGGGGGGAGCTTTTATAGATGAAGAAGATCGTTTAGGTTTTTCAGCAGCAGGACTAGTTACTTTTATTAAGAGACTAACAAGGGGTGTAGATGAAGTTGTTGCAGACACCAGACCTGTTACAAGATTTGAGGCAGATCAAGGAAGTAAAGATACTATTAGAAATTTTAGAGAACAAGAACCACAGTCTTTCATAGACCCCAACTCTTTTTATTATTCTACAAGCAAAGTAAAAATAGATAATGAAGGAAAATTTCTTAAACATTTAGATGAAGAAGAAAATTTAGATTTAGGAATGTTTAAAAATGCAGATATTGAAGAACAAGATAATATTATAAACAGATTTTATTCGGCCAACCCTAGTAATAAAGCTATGGACATTAAAGTTTATAGAGAACCGGATCAAAGATATTGGAAGGCTAAACAAGAAACAGAAACTAAATTAAATGCAGAAGTTGAAGATGAGTTTAATAATATACCTGTAGATGATGTTAGTTTAGTTCAGAAATATACTGACGATATTCCTAAAGTATCTGACAAACCTGTTGAACCATCTACTTTAACCAAGGAAGAATTTTTAAAAGATTCTGTAGAGAAAAGTCCTCAGTTTAATGGTAGTTTTTTTTCTGGAATTAGATATGATAATCCTTTGTCTACCCGTATTCCAAGAGAACTTGGTATGCACATTGGTACTAAAGGACAGGCAGAAAATATATTACTAAGAGGAACACACCCCACTGCTGAGAATATGATAGAACGTATAGCAACACAGTATTACATGGGGCAGGGGATGTCAGAAGCAGCAGCACAAGTAGCCGTTTTAGAAAAGGGGGTTCCTGATAGTATCTATGATGATCTTATTAAAGAATTAAACTTATCAGTACCAACAGGCGTAGAGCCTTCGTTGCAGAAAGGATTTATAAACGTAAAGAATCCTTTAATTTTAGATACTGATATGATTAACTGGAATCCTTCTAAGTTTTTAGGAGGCTTTGATCCTAAAGGAAAAATTAAACTAGCTGAACAAGCTCAGTCTTTTGTGGACGCTTTGAATGCTCAAGTAAAACTACGTCCTGCACAGTTTACTAAGATAGTAGATGATGCTGCTAAACAAATAAATACTATTCTTCGTAAGAAAGATAAGAACTCAGGAAAGCTTTTGAACTCTGTTTACGATCACCACATTAATCAACTAACCAAGACAATGCTAGAGGACTTGGGATTCGACAGTATTAAGTACAAGAATCTAGGAGAACTTGCAAGGGTTTCAGAGAAGAAGGCAGGAGGCAACTCTTATATATTGTTCAGAGATGATCAGTTTGTTACTGACTTTGTTGAACAATTAAAAAATCCATATTTTATTAATAGTAAATTTATAAAAGAGTTTGATGGTACAACTGGAAATAAAGACCATTTGACAAGAAGAGAATTAGGAAGTATTGATCCTAATAAACTAAAAGATTATAGTGGTGTATCAGGAGAAATTCGTGGTCAACATACTACTAGAAGTGATGAAAGCTTTGAAAAATTAAAAAAGGATATATCTGAAAATGGAATAAAAGAACCTATTTTTATAACAAAAGATTATGGTTCTATGCCTAAAATTTCAGAAGGTAATAACAGGATAGACGCAGCAATAGCTTTAGGATTAAAAGAAGTTCCTGTAGAAATAAATTATTTTGGTAACTCACAAAAACAAGGTCTTGTTGGACAGTCCACTAAAACTGACTTTGCTGAACAACCCCCTATTAAACAGGCAGTTGATGACTTACAAACATTTGATGCTGTGATACCGGAAGGTGCTACTACTAAAGTTTTATCTGGTTCAGGTAAAGAAATTCCGGGTGTTTTTACTAAAGATGTTCCAGTTTTACCAAAGTCAGAAAAGGTAGCTGAAGGTCAACAAGTAGAAACTTTAGCAAAGCTTTTTCCAGAAAAATTTTCTACAGTGTATAAAGCCGCAAAAGATTTAGAAGATTTTTTAATATCAAGAAAGGGTAAAGGTATTCCAAGAAGATTAGAACTATTACCTGAAGAAACTAGAAAAAGATTACAGGAAGTTAATTTTAAAAGGGGCAGAGGAGAAATCAGCCAACTAGATCAATTTAAAATATCTGGTGAAATATTACCTGTCAAACCAGTAAAAGTTATGCCTGAAAAAATTTATGATCTTGATGTAGCTAGGTCAATAGATGATAGGAAGTTAGTAGGAACAGGTATTTTAGATAGAAATGTTTTTATTCAAAATGGGACTAGAACTTCTCAAAGAATAGATATTCCTGTATGGAATTATAAGGGAAAGAAGGCAGTAACCCTCCATGATGGTAGGACAAGCGGTGGAAGTCCGATAGCATATGGACGAGGAGGATTACTAGAAGATGTTGAGTTTATAACTTCACCTATAGCAGCTCAAAAAATAGCTAGGCAAGTAGAGGTTAAAAGTACAATAGCTAGAATAAATGGTAATTGGTTAAATACAAATTATGATGAGCTATATGCTTTTATGAAAGATGTAATAGAGAATCCTCTTAAATATCCTAATTGGACACAAGTAAGAATGAATCCTGATATACACTCTTGGTTTATGGATGCTAAAACTGGTCTTCCTCTTATTAGGGCAAGGCAAGCTGCTCAATCAGGAGACATAGTAATTGCTGAAAATGCAATGACTCCTAATGGAGTTCTAGCTAAAGATATATTAACTACATATGGAAGTGTATTAGAAGCCGCTGAAGATATTTTTAATTCTAAAGAATTTAAAAAAGCGAGTAAGGAAGGTGGATTTGGTTACATTAACAAAGGAGATGATGTAGTTGGTAAACTTCCTCCAGTATCCACAACCTACAACACTGGAGGCAAGGTACTAGGAAGTCTTGGAAGGGTTAAAAGAAACACAGGCGGTAAAATATTAGGAAGCTTACATAGGAGTATGTATAAATGAAAACATTACTTGGTTTAATAATAGCTACTACACTACTGGTATCAGCCAGTAAACTATATCCAAATGAGCCTACTTATGTAGATGATGTAGCTGCCATTATAAACAATAACTGTGTAGTGTGCCATCGTGAAGGTGGTATTGGGCCTATGACGTTTGAATCTTATGAGGAGGTTCGCCCGTGGAGTCCATTAATTCAAATGAAAGTGGCTAACAGAGAGATGCCGCCCTACGCTTACGATGCGGGAATTGGCATACAAGAATTACATGGTGATTGGAGGCTCTCTCAGGCCGATGTAGACACGATAGTAGAGTGGGTCAATACGGGATCAGAGTATGGTGATACTGACGTTGTAGTGCAGTCTCCTCGCCTCTCTGACCCTGATCAGTGGAACTTCTACGAAACCTTTGGAGAACCTACGTTGGTTATACCGTCTACTCCAATAGATATTCCGGCTACAGGGAACGATCTGTGGCACAAACACAACGTAGCCAGTGGACTAACTGAGGACAGGTGCATTAAGGCCATCCAAGTTAAGCCAAGAGGAGAGGCTAAGAGTGTGGTTCACCACGCTAACAGCACTGTTACCTTAGAAGGCGAGAGGTACGGTATGCTTACTGAATATGCTATGGGTAAGTGGGGAGAAATAGTACCAGAGGGGGTGTGTAGAACCATACCTGCTAACGCAGAGATAGCTTGGGACATTCATATGTTCCCCGGAGGTCTTGGAGCTATCGCCCCCGGAACTATTATTAAAGATAATGTAGTAGAGATAGGGCTGTGGTTGTATTCTCCAGAGGAATCCCAAGAACTTGCTTACGAACAAGACCTGAAGCTATATAGGATTAGTGATCAAGCTGATATTGTTATCCCACCCAATGGTTATCATATGACACAAGGCTTTCACTCCTTTGATCATCCGGTTCGTATAGACTCATGGCAACCACACGGACATTTAAGAATGAATGCAGCAAGCTTTGAGATATTCTACCCTGACACTGGGAGAACAGAGCAGATTAGTCAGGTATCTAACTGGAGTGCAACGTGGCATCACAGTCATTTGTATGACCCAGACTATGCCCCACTACTACCAACGGGAGCGGTGTTAGTTTTAAAACAGTGGTATGACAACACAGCAAACAACCCTAACAATCCTGACCCTGATATGTGGGTTGTAGGGGGTAGTAGGACAGGCGATGAGATGACTCACGCTTGGATAGCAGTAACACATCTTGATGAAGAGAAGTACCAAGAACTTATAACTGAAAGAAACAACAAGAGGTTGATAGCCCAATGAAATATTTAATACTTACGGCTTTACTACTGACAGGCTGTAGTAACTTCGGAGCGCCTAGTGGAATGTCCTTACACTTACAAGAGTACCCTCAATTTAACTGGATTGATCAAGATATTTTTATGTTGAATGTAAGAACTTGTAGGAGTCTAGACCACTGCGCTGCTGAACAACTATTTAATTAATATGAAAGGTGAATTTATGTTAGCTTTATATACAGAAGAACAACTAGGCGCAGCGTATCAAGTATACGCCCGTATTCATGCCGCTAAAGAAGTAGACATTGTAGACTTTGAAACTTATAGAATTATTTTTGAGTCTCAGTATATGGCTATGACTAAAGCGGATGAAATTTTTGACGGTGAAGATGACGCAGTACACTAAACAAATTAAGGAATAGCTTTAATTTCTTCCTGTATAAATTCATGTAAAGGTTCTAGCTTCCTACGCCCCTCTTCAATTATCTTTTGTATCACATCTATATCTCCTTCCATAAAGATTTGTTTAGCTTTTCCAACTGGTAGATAGCTTAGCTCGCTAACTATGTCTCCCTCTGGAGTTAATAGAACTTTGAAAGATACTATATTGGCTTCTTTTATTTGATTCATAAGACTACACACTTATAAAATTTATATTTTCTACATTCCCTTTAAGCCCCGCCTTCATATAAGTAGTTGCCCTGCCTTCAAAAAAGTTCTGATGTTCTACTCCTAGCACATCATCTAACCATAGTAAAGGATTGTCACTGACTTTATAATTAGGTTTTAATCCAAGTTGAAGAAGTCTTCTGTCTGCTATGTATCTAATGTACTCCTTCATTTCATCTTTAGTAAGCCCCTGAATATCACCCAGTTCAAATACTAAATCTAAAAACTTGTCTTCTAGCTTAACCATTTCCCTGCATACCTGATAGATTTCCTTTTTAAAATCGTCTGTCCATATGTCTACGTTCTCCTTTATAAACTCTTTGAATAAAGTTGTCATGGCCTCAACGTGTAGAGACTCATCACGTATACTGTAAGTAACAATCTGTCCCATCCCCTTCATCTTTCCAAATCTAGGAAAGTTTAAAAGGATTACAAAGCTACTGAATAATTGTAGCCCCTCCGTAAAAGCAGAATAGACTGCTAAGTTTTTAGCTATAGACTCCTTGTTGTTTAGTTTTAAAGGAGAGCTACTTATGTACTCATGTTTGTCTGCCATTGCTTCATACTCAGCGAATGCTCTGTACTCTTTCTCAGGCATCCCCACTGTATCCAACAATAAACTATAGGCGTGTTGGTGTATTGATTCCATGTTAGCAAAGGATGACATCATCATTCTTGCTTCTGGTTTCTTGAACACACGCATATACTTATCTATATAACCAGACGCAACGTCTACATCTGACTGTGTAAACAATCTAAATATCTGGCTCAACAAATTCTTTTCAGACTCATCCATGTCCTGCCAATCTTTAACATCATTGTGTAGGGGTACATCTTCGGGCAACCATATCATTTGATTCTGTTGTACATAGTAATCAAACATCCACGGATGATCAAAAGGTTTATAGTAGTCCCTTGTCCCTAGTAAACTCATTAACTCTCCTTCATTAAATTAGATATAGATTGAAAATCTTTTTTTGATTTGGTTAGTTTGTTGTGTAAGTACATAGCAGACCAACATCCTAAGACTGCTCCGGTTGCAAGCTTCCAAACTAATTCTAAGCTTGCTCCCATTTGTACGATGTTAATAATAATATAGACTTCTGTAAAAGCCATAGCAATGCTGAACACAGGCACAAATAAATAGTTGTTAAATGCAACATTACGTTGTTGAAAAGCTTTGACAAATACAGAAATGTAACTAGCTAATATCAAGTTCATTGGCTTCTTCTCTGGTTTCTAGTGAGTCTTTTATTTCACGGACAATCTCTAGAAGTTCTGCCCCCTCCTCCTCATCACCATGTATTTCAACTGTTACTTTGAACTTCAAACTCTGCTCCTATCTCTGCTATAATTTCCCAGTATCTTGTAACCATTCCTTTTGGAATTACCATCACAGCATTAACATACTCTTCATCCTTTTTGCTGTGATAGCGATCAGTACATAATATAATTTCATTGTCGTTATCCGCTACTAGATAACCTACGCTTGACCTAAGCACAGGCTTTAGTTTTCTAGCGTCAGCGATGAGATGATCCTCAGTATCTATCCAAGCATCTTCCCACTCAACCTGCATGATACAACCTAATAGTGCATCATGGTGCGGATTATTTGGTTTATCCTTCACAACTTATACACCCCTCTTCATCTAGTTTTATTCTAGGTATTTTTATATTTACATTCTCTGTTCCTCTGGCAGAGTCAGATCGTAAATAGTACATAGACTTTAGTTTATTAGCACCTGCCCAGTGTACGTCATTAACGTACTGCAAGAACTCATCGTGAGTTTCTTGTGTTGCATTGTGGTGTGGTGGTTTAAAGAATAGGTTTACACTCTGTCCTTGACAAACATATTTTTGTCTCATGCAAGCGTGTTCTATAATCCATATTTGATTTAATTCAGGAGCAGTTTTAAATACCTCTTTCATCTCATCAGTTAAAATGTCTAGGTGCTGAACAGACCCTTCATGTGCTGCAATATCTTTCCAAATTTCATTGCGCTTTTTGTTGTTGGGTACAAGCTCAAACAACAAATCATCTAAGTATTTATTCTTAACTTTAAAGCTACCCGTTAAGGTCTTGTGTGTGTACACGTTAGCTCTGTTAGGCTCTATAGATGGGCTAGTGCCGTCACATATTATAGAGCTAGAAGCGTTAGGGGCTACCGCCAGTAAATGTGCGTTGCGCTTGCCGCTCCCTTTCATGTCAGGACACTCACCCCTTTCCTCTGCTAGTTGTCTTGTTGCAGCAGAAGCCCTGTCCTTTATAAAAGAAAAGGCTTTGTTATTAAAAGAAGATGCCCACATACTTTCAAAAGGCGTGTTGTTCTTTTGTAAATAGGTATGGAATCCCATAGCTCCTAGACCTATAGACCTCTCACGCATAGCAGAGTAAGCTGCTTTAGCGTAGCCTCCTTGTTCTTTGACCGCATCAATAAAGTTTTGTAACACGTTATCGAGCATAGTAATAAGGTCAGAAATAAAGCTATCTTCTTTTGACCACTCATCAAAGTACTCAAGATTAACACTAGACAAACAACAGACTGCCGTCCTTTCTTCATTGGTTGGTAACATAATCTCAGAACAAAGGTTGCTCTGTTTAATCTCTAGACCTAGTTTCTTTTGTTCTTCTGGTAAAGCATCGTTGCATATATCTAGATTAACAATGTACGGTTCTCCTGTTTCCATTCTTGTCTGAATCATTTGGAACCACAGGTCACGCGCTGAAACTGTCTTAACTGCCGTGTTAGTTTTTGGGTCTATCAGTCTCCACTCTTTGTCAGTCTTCACACAATCTAAGAACTCATTGGATATGCTCACAGCATTGTGAAGATTCAAACACTTTCTATTTAAATCTCCTCCTGTAGTCTTACGCATATTAATAAACTCTTCAATCTCTGGATGAGATATGTCCATGTATGCTGCGTAACTCCCTCTTCTTGTAACGCCTTGATTAAAGGCAAGCATCTGACTATCAACTACGTGCATGAATGGGATAGAACCAGTAGACTTAGAACCGTTAGCAGTGTCCACACCATTGCTCCGAACATTACTCCAACATCCACCGATGCCTCCACCTCCACTAGCGAGCCATATATTCTCATCATAGTGAGCAGATAAACCATTGCGGGAATCAGGAACAAAATTAAGAAAACAACTGATAGGTAAGCCACGGCTAGTTCCCCCGTTGCTAAGGACAGGAGTGCTAAACATGAACCAGAAACTACTAGCATACGTGTAGAGTCGCTGTGCAAGATCATAATCAGTGTGTCCGTTATAAGTAGCACCAAATATACTGGCGCGAGCAAAAGCTTCTTGAGCATGAGTTTCATTCTCCCAAAGATACCTGTCCTTTAATGTAGAGAGAGCAAAAGAATCTAGACGTTCTTCTGCATCATAATTTATTTTGATTCCTAAGTAATCTTGCTTGCCTATTTTGCTCTGTGTCATGGGTTATTTTTTTAGTCCTTTTATGGTTGTGTGTTCTATGCTTCTTGTCTACAGCTTCTTTCTTTTTATTGTACTTAGCTGTTCGTTCAGCTTTGCGATCCCACATTTGTAATGTCCTTATATATTTCTTGACGTATTCTTTTCTTAACCTCTGTGTCTGCTTCAGATATAACTTTAATATCTGTTGGTTTTAATTTATAAGTTTCCCAGTAAACAGCTTCAGGTGGATTTGTTTTTAATTCGTACTGCCAAACATCCCCATCTATATCTCTAAAAAACATCTCGCCTTTAGTGTTTGCAAGCATCATTTGCATACCTCTGCTGTAAGTTTATCTAGATACCATCTGGCTTTACGCAAATCTTTTACATTGTCCTTGTATCTAAACCGCCATATATACTTTATAACATTTCCTCTGAGATACCCTTCAAACTCTTCTTTGGTAGAGGCCGCTTCAATAGCCTCAATACATTCTATGTCACCATTATTATAATGTGATGGATGATCTATATCATCTTTCTCAATAGGCACAACTGTTTTTCTTTTGACTGTTCTTGCTTCACCAATAACCTCATCTGAATAGTAGTTGCCTTCCCTTAATTTTTTATTGACTTCGTTCCATTCATCAGGCGTTGCGTCATCAATACTCATTAATCATCTCTCCATTTTTTAGGTAGTGTATCTTCATCGTACCACTTAAAGTTGTTAGCCTCTGCCCATTCTGCATGGCTACGTTTTGTCCCGTCCTTACGCTTCTTTGCTTGGGGCATAGCGGCATAAGGAGCAGAAAATAAAAACACAAGCTCAACATTTTTAGGTAGTGCTTTCCTAACCCATGTGTACTTGTTGTATTCCTGATAGTCCCAGAACCTTCCTTTAGCTTCTAACAAAATTGTTTTATTTCCAATAACCTTTATAAAGTCTGGATGATATTTATGTTCTACTGTATAGTCAACCGTGTCGCTATGGTGTTGCCAGTTTTTAAGAACTCCTTGATGTAAAGTATGCTCCCACTTAGAATCATATGTTGCAGGAACATCCTTTTCTTTGGGCCTAGCTACCCTTTGTTTCCTGTATCCTTTTCTTATCTTCACTTGTTCATTTCCTTACAGTCCTGTACTGTTATTAAAGATAAGTCTTTAGTGTAGCATAACTTTTTCAATCGTTTAACAAACCACTTATAAGTAAACGAACTCAAGTGGAAAGTACCATCGTTGTAATATAAATGAGTTTGTTTAGGTGTAAAGTCTAAGACGTTGTTTACATTATACACCTTTCCAGACTCCTTGTCAACAAGAGATTGCATCCACTCTACTAAAAGCTCCTTAGCTCTGCGCCTAATCAACTTCATTTTCTTGGAGTTCATACTAAAACTTCCTCCACTCTAGGCTCAGATAATACTTTAGTGAAGTGAGCTAACCCTTTGTTATATCTAAATGTTCTCAAGCCCTGCCCATCATTAGCATCTTTAAAACATTCATGTTTGTGTGGGCAATAAGAACAATTCTTATGTATCTTCTTGTTGCCTTTCTTTCCTTCAGAGACAGGCTCATAGCATAACTTTGAAGGGGGCTTGGATTTGTTTAGCGCCTTGACTGCGTGGCTTATCCTGTCTCTAATCACAGGCTTGTCTAGTTCCTCTGGCGCATAGAAACAAAGCTCTCCACTTTCTTTATTGATAACTAGAAAGCCTCCCTTCTCTGTCCCTTCGGCCTCTTCGTAGCCTGTTAGCTGTGGTATGTAACCAAAGGGATCATCATCGCCCAGTGAACCACCGCTGAATTTTCTAAACGCATACCCCGAAGCAGTCTTTATATCTACTACCTCATCATCTATCTTACAATCCATGTGACCAGAGACACCATCTACCATAACTTCTTTTTGCTCAGAGCCTACATCGTGATCCGTAAGTCTAGCAAGCATGAGGACTACCTCTTCAAGTAGGTGTCCATAAAGAAACTTAATGAATGTCTGAGGTGAGTGTCCTTCTTGTTTTACTTCCCCATGTTTATCAAACCAAAGTCTCCTGACAGGCTTGCCTATGTTAGACATCCTCAATGTAAAAGAAGAATCTCTTTTAGGTGGTCTAGCCCATGACTCAAGAGCAGACTTCATTCTCTCGCCAAAGTTTTCTATATCCTCATCTGATATATCAAGGTGCTTGCCTTTGGTAAGGGGGGCTAACGCCTCATAAATATCTTTAGCTATATCAGAAGTTAAATTTCTGTTGTTTGACATACGGTTCTTCCTGTATAATTTTCTTGCCCTTACGGACGTTAGGCATATAATGTAATTCTTCCCATGTTCTTATGCTGTGACAGTTAGCGCACCTAACCTCACACTTTTTTACTTCATTAAATAATTCTTTTATGTATTCCCTATTCTTTTTTTTGTCGGTTAGGTTTATTCTTTTTACCATCCTAGACATTTTCCCACCACCTCCCGATGCGGCAGCGTCTAGTATAAGGTGTTTGTTTTCTCTGACAATGTGATCAAAGTGTAAAGCTTTAGGATGTTTCTTATAGCCACAATCTTTACAACCCCTTTCCATTTTAATTTGATTTAACTTATGATACCTTCTGTCACGGACGTACTTAATGTAATCTGGTGTACTACAGTTAATGCGTTTCACTCCAGTTTCCTCCGATCTTAAACTCCCCATCTAACGGACAGTTTAAATTGTAGTAGTCTGCTGTTTGCTTTATGCACTCTACACCCAATGATCCTACCACACTTGATGATCTCTTGTCAACCTCTATTTGCCACTCATCATGTATGTTAGCTACAAAATGTGCAGGAAGATGTAACCTATTTATCTCCTCATCTAACTTAATCAATGCTCTCTTCATAACAACAGCACCACCACCCTGTAGCAGAGTGTTGAGTGCGCTGTGAGGCGATCTAATAAATAGCTTGCGTCCATCTAGTGCCTTGATGAAACCCTTTGCAGATGCTCTAGATACTCTGTCTCTAAGATTTTTAAGTGATGGGAGATTAGTAAGGAAGCGTTGTTTAAGTTGACTACCATCCCGCTTATTTCCTCCAACCACACTGCCAAGCTTTGCATCTCCTGCTCCGTATATGAGGGCATAGATGAAAGTTTTAGCCTGATTTCTTGATTCAAGTCCTGCAAGTTTTTGATTAGTGGTGTGTATATCTCCGTTGATGATCTCATTTATATAGTCCTTGTCATCCATATAGTGTGCAAGCATTCTCAACTCTAGTCCAGAAGCGTCTATGCCTACAAGATCGTACCCTTCAGGCACAGTCCAACAGGATCGACACTCTTTTCCATAGGGTGAGTTTATGCTAGGACACTGTGCCATGTTAGGGCTACGGTGCGTCATTCGCCCAGTGATTGTGCCGTTGTGATTAACAAACCCACGCACTCTGCTGTCATCTCCTAAAGAATCAAACCAAGAATTTATCTGTGCTATTCTTTTTTGATACATCAGGTAGTCAGCTATAAGCTTTGCCTGTGGTATGTTGTCAATCTTTTTAAGTGTACCCTCATCTACAATAGGCTGACCAGTAGGAGTAAACTTAGTAGGCTTCCACCCAAACTCCTGTAGGTACTCACCTATTTGTTTACGTGAGCCTAAGTTAAAGGGGATGACTTCTTTGCGTACAACTTCCCCTTCGGTCTTCATAACTTCAAACTCAAAACAAGAAAGGCGTGACCTCTTTATATTGCCAGAGGCGTTCTTCTCTTGACGTAACTCTCCCATCCTAGATATAGAACCGTCCTTGTTATAGGATGGGCGCAGTGTATGATAGGTAGTGTGAGGTTTAAACTCCTTATGCACCTCAGTAACAACCCCGTTTAACTTTTCGTTTAACTCTGCTATTAATAGTGATGCTGTCTGCTGATCAAAAAGAAAACCATGATCTCTCTGATCACTTAGAATCTTAGCAGTGGCTTGCTCTAAATCTATTGACTCCCTGCTAAAGCCTTTTGTTTCCATCCTTAGCCTGTCGTACACCCTCTTGTTAAGAACAGTATCTCTTTCACAATACTTCACCATGTCCATAGAGAAGTGTTGGAAGTCTTCGTACTCTATCTTAGGCAAACCTAACCGGAACCCCCACGATTTAAGGCTATGCCCTCCATCACGTACAGGATTCAAGAGTCTTGATATTACCAGTGTGTCTACTATTTTTTTATTAAACAAATTTAAATTATGTAGCTTCTTAATCACTGGCATATCAAAGCCTAGTATGTTGTGGCCTATAAGCTTATCTGCTTTTGATAAACGATCTAGTCCTGTAGCTAGTGTATCCTTGTAGTATGAATTAACCTCCTCTGTTTCTGTGTCTACCGTAGTGACACACCATATCTTAGTAGCATCTAAATCATCTGTCTCAATATCAAAGACTAGTGAACTCATCTGGTTCCTCCGCATCAACCTCAGAAAGTCTGCCTGTTTCTCTATCATACAGTAAATGTGTAGCCATGCCAACATCTCCTGTGTAGCGAGACTTCAATATCCGCAAGTGAGTTGTGTTAGATTCAACCTGATCATCTGCCTGTTGATTCCTCTCAAGTGCTATAACACAGTCGGATAATTGTGCTATAGATTGTGATCCTCTAAGGTGATTCAGACCAACAGTGACACCATTCTCATGGCCTCTATTGCCCTCTACTCTACGCAGGTGAGACACTAGCACCATCCCTGCACCTGTCTCCTCTACTATGGAGCGTAGCTTAGTCATGATGCTGTCTATGGTACGCCTCTCATCCCCTTCAGCAGCAGAAGATACAAGCATATGAAGGTGATCAACTATCACCCACTTACACCCACATCCTACGATCATAAACCTTATCTTAGAAAATATCTCATCAAGATCAGTGGCTCCAAAGTGAGCATGAATCCACACCCTGTCTTTGTTGTCACCCTCAAACATCTTATTGAATGTATTGTCTAGTTGGTCTTTAGTAAACTCCTCTCTCACCTGATCAACGTAGAGCCTAGCATTAGATTCGATAGACATGATACCATCAACTGTCCTTCTCCAATCCTCCTCCAATGCTATGACACCCACGTTGTCCTTAGTTTGAGAGATGAGCCAGTGCTCTAGCTCTCTGGTTACAGAAGATTTACCTAGACCTGTGCCTCCCGTCAGGGTTACAAGCTCTCCCTGTCTTAGTCCGTATAGCTTTTCGTTGAGTCCTTCCCACGGATAAGGCACAGATTCTTTGCGTTGTCTGTTGTCAAACTTCTCCTTGTTCTCGCTTACGTTTAGTACACCAGAAGGTGTGTAAGTCTTTGCTGACCACCACTCACTAACGTAGCTATGGTGTCGGCCCTGACGTAACATATCATTAGCGTCTTTAAAATCTGTAGGCAGTGTAAGTATCTTTGCTTTAGCGGGGCTTAGTAATCTGGCTACCTTGATCGCAGCCTCTCTACCCTGCTTGTCATTATCAAAGTTAATGATGACGTTATCAAAAGACTCTATAAATTCTAGTGAGTTCTTCACATCCTTGACTGCACCAGACGCACCATTCTTAATGGAAACGACAGGCCACTTAGAGCCAAGCAGTTCGTATGCTGCCATCGCATCACACTCACCCTCTACTAGTGTTATGTACTTACCTCCTGCCTTGAATAACTGCTCCCCAAAAAGCCCACTTCCTTGTGGATTCCCTCTCCAAGAAAACATCTTGTTAGGTTCCCGTACCTTGTAACCTGTTATCTCATTGGCTACATAGTAAGGGTATAGGTGACGCATGATCTGGTTAGAAGATTCATTTTTAACAGCCTTAACTCCATACTTCTTAGCTGTCTCTACTGATATACCTCTGTCAGTAAGGGCAACAAAGCTACCCTCTGCCTGATTCATTGCGTTGTTCCGATATGTTTGTATCTCATTGGTTGTGATTGTCTCCCCGCCTGTGGCCTTCTCATAGTCAGGAAACCTAGTCTCACAACTAAAGCAGTAACCGGAACCATCTTCGTTGACAGAGACAGGATCACCGCCTCCACAACTAGGGCAGGGTAAGTGATACTTTGCGAATGTCATACCTAATCCTCTTGCTTGTATGCCTCATTAACATTAGGGGTTGAGGGATCGTCACCTACATACTGGCCCTTCTCATCTCTAGCCCGTTCACGTTCTATTAAAGTTTCTTCATGACATTCCGTGTCCATTATGTCAGCTCTCAAAGACTGAAGTGCTTCTCTAAGTATCATTACCTTATCACTTAGCTCACTTAATTCTTTCAAAGCTTTCTGGGCTAACTTAAATTTCAGCTTACCCTCAACACTAAAAAGGGAGACATTATAATCTCCCTCCTCAGTCCTGAATACTGCCGTTGTTGATGGAGCATCAGGGTCTATATTCATAGTTCATCCTCCTCCCCTAAAGATTCTTCTACGTCAAACTCCGCACCTGCCGGAGCATTATATTCCACAAGGTCAAGAACCTGCATGGCTTGGAAGTCTAACCCACTCCAATCACCGCTCTCCCACTCACGGAATTGAACCTTAACCCTAGAGCCATTACCTACCTGACAATCTAAGGGCTGCTTGGATTTGTCGAACAGCTTGGGGGCAGGTCGTGTATGCACCTGACCTGACTTCCTGTCTGTCCAGTTTACCTTACGCTTTATAACTAGCGCAGTGCCTACGTCTTCCATCTCTTTGACTTGCTTTGCAAATCCCTTACGCTTGTACTCTTCTGCTACCTCTTGATCTACTACAAGGTTCACGGAAAAGACAGGCTCAAACTTAGTGTTGGGTGAAAGAACACTCGCCCAATACGCTTTGCCTTCTAGTACAGCCATACTATATCTCCTCTGTTTAGTTTATATGTGTATGGTAACACAGTTATTCTTTTTTGTCAAGCACTTTTTTAATTAATTCTAATTCGTCTGACTCATCATGTTGTGTTGGGTGGTTGTGGACTATACCCTTATGCTTGACATAGCCCCTCTTAGTTTCCCTATGCTTATCCTTATGCACCTGATTCTTATTGAATTTGTGTGCGTGTTTAGCAACTAGGTTCCTATTTTTTAACTGGCTTGGTGGTGCTCTTCTCATTTTAACCCCCTTAAAAAAGTAGAAGCAGCCGCACCCCACTGCCACAATACCCACTACTCACGTTGCTTTCTGCTAACAGCGAACTAATTGTTTTCTCGGATATCCGACTGTTAGTTTCTAGTCATAGGACTTTATTGAGCATCCTATTTCATACAACTTTGTAGCCTCCCCCTTTTTGCTTCTGGAACTTAGGAGCAAACATAAAATTAATTATGTTGTAGGTCTACTTTAAATCTTTATCTTTCCTGTATCTTTCATCTAATCTCTTAAAGTCTCCGTCAAAGTATGCCATTATAATCGCATATAAAAAAAAGTCAACTACTAATACAAGCAAAAATAATATATAGCCTACTATCATTTAATCAATCTCCTTATCAGACTCAGCAGTATCCACTAACAATTTAACTGCTTCACGATACTCTATATCTTTCCTGTTGTCAAGAGGTAATCCCTCAAGTGTATCCAGAAGCAGCCTCAAATCTTGGTAGGTGCTTTCTAATATCATGCAGCCTTCTCCAATTTAGGAAAGCTATTCAATATATCCTGTACTTTCTTCTGTCTCATGAGTGAAACATTAGCTTTGCTACCCTTAGTTGGTGCATGAGTAGCCCAATCTGTGAAAGCATTATACAATGCCCAGTAATTTCTACCCATTGCCTTAGAATAATGGTTCTTATACTTCTCCATAATGTAGTGGTAGCCTGTGCTTCTGGTTCCCCTTTCCGCTACCCCTGTGTTGGATAGACCTAACAGATTCGATGTTAGTGTTGCAGGAGTAGAGCACCTTAGTTTAGCCCAGTGATGCCATAGCTCTGCCTCTTTCTCAAGAACCTCTACACCCCTGCTAATAATTCTAGCACCCTGATCTATGCTCAGTCCTCTTGTATGCCTAGACTTATACATAGCAGTAGCATTATCAGTAAATATCTGGCCGTTGTCGCACATCCACTGCCTAGCACCTACACTAAGTACCAGTGGTGAAGAACCATCAAAGCTATTCACTCCTAAGAAACTTAGCGTAGCACTATCGCCGTCCGGTGTAATAATCTTATGAGCAGGTAGCTCTAGGTTATAGATCATCCTAGCACCCTTGTTAGCAATCTTAATAGATTCCTTAACACCAGTAGCATCTACCGTAGCTCGTTCGACTGATGAACGTATAGCCTCTATCACTGGTATATGTTCAGTGATGTTGTAGTTTCTGCTATGGTATCCTAGCACATCACCAGTGTCAGGTCTAATAGATACAACCCGACCCGTTATCTCTACGCTGTTACCGTAAGTATCTTCGTAGTGTACTGGCCTTACGTCAATTGGAAAGTCAGCCAATCCATACCCTGCTGCCCGTAAGTTATTGATATGTATTGTATTTTTATACATTGCTTCTATCATTCTTTATCTCCAAGTTATAATTTATTTTACATGAGGTAAACTACAGGGTCATCCTTAGTCCACTCTACATCTTCGTAATCTTCTTCGTAACTACCTAGCCTATACCTACGCATAGGTTCGTAGTCCTCATCACCTACTCTGTTAGGATCATCCGGTAATGTCCTCCAATCTGTGTAAACCCTTGCCATTTTATTTCCCCTAATTAAAATTAAATATGGGTAGGATAATAGGGATTGCCTATTCCAAGCATCCGGTTTAGGCTACGCATTTCTGCAAGCCATACCCATAATAAATGTGGAGACTACGGCAGGAATTGAACCTGCATATATGGATTTGCAATCCACTGCATCACCCTTCTGCCACGCAGCCTGTAATTAATAGTCCTCTAAATATCCTATGTCATTGTTATAGTTGTCAGACACTCTCACAACTACGTCATTGTCCTCATCAGTAGTAACATCAAAGGTAAACTCTGAGTCATACTGAGCCTTCATAGAATCGTATGCCGACTTCAGTGTATCATACTTGTATGGTTTAGTGCTCAATAACATTATCATCTACCCCATATTTTGTCATGCCATATATCTTATTCTCTAAGAACATGACAATGATATGTCTTATCATATCTCCAAAGTGATAGTAGTAATCCTCATGCGGGTACATCTTGTGTATCATTTTCTCAAACCTATCCTCACTAGTCTTATCAACTATCCCTAACGCCCCGTCAATATAGTCTACAAAGTGTGCCTTAATTGTTGGAGCAGTAACGTGATTACTGGCCCAGAATTGTGCCCACTCATCATCTATTATTGTGTAAAATTCTTTTCGGTAACTCATGTTTCTTGCCTCGATTAAATACGGTAGAGATTACAAAGGTGTAGCAGTTAGCGCAATAAATCTTATCACCGCTGATCCTTACTACACCTTTAGTAGTACACCCCTTAACATTGCATATAGTATTAGGCATTTACTTTATGCCAACCTTCGTTGATTTCCTCATTACCTTGAGTGTCTCTAACAGATACTTTGATTTCTTTAAGGGCATTAGGCTTCTCAATATAAAAGCTACGCTTGAGAAAATGAAACCCTATAAATACTGGGCCATTGCTAATACCTGTACGGTTCTTGACTGATCTAACTCTATAAATAGTTTGCATCTTATTACACCTCATAAGTTTTATGTTTAAATGTATACCCTAGATCATCCTTAATTAGATTCACTTCCTGCCTACTAAAAGTTTTCTTACCTATCAACTTTGATAGTGCAAGTGACTTACTACAAGCCGGATAGATTCTATCAACTCCATAAACCTTTTTAATTTCTACTGTTAATTCTTGATTAATATTCATTATCATTTCCCATTGCGTCTTTAAAAAACTATATAGATAGTAACATATTTTTAAACTAAAGTCAAGTGATTGTTACAATTTGTTTCAATTAACAATAGGCCAGTTATAATCTGCAATCCTAAACGAGACAACCTTCATAGTAGTGCCGTAGTCTTCTTCTATTGTATTCCTGACCTCTTCCGCATGACCTTTGTGGAGGTAGAATATCTTGCTATCCTGACTAGACTTCTCCATATCTACCTCTATCTCCGTTCTATCTGTAGCTATCAGCGTATAAATTCTCATATCACATCACCTGTATCTGTCGTTATAAATTGATCTGTGTTCTTATCATAGAATACACCTAGCCTATCTGTTATTTCTTTAAATGCTTCGGCATATCCTACGTCATCAGAGTTATTATACTGCGCGTAATCTGAATTGTCTAGTAGTATCTGTAGTGCTTCGTTAATTGTCATTTTCTTTTTCCTCTAGCTCCCAGAGTAATTTAAAATATGCGTCTGATCTTTTCCAAAGCTCATCATGAAGCTCTTTAAGACTATAATAATCTTTATCTTCTTTTAATCCAAAGGCCAGTGTATACAGGCCGTCTAAAAAATCATTAGTATTCATTAGTATTTATCCTTTAACTTGGTAACCAGTATATAGTATGTAGTATGCTATGTCAATACTTTGTTACAATTTGTTTCAATTATTAACCGACTGCTATTAGGTTATCGTTAATTACTTTAGCCATTGATCGACCATGCGCCACGTAAGCGATTGTTTCTGCTGACTTATTCCAACATTCTCTACATGATCCGCACTTGCCATCATTCTCATAGGCTCTACAGATTACAGCATTTTTATCCTGCCTAACTCCATCATGATCGCTAGAAAATACAGCGTCAATATCTTTCGGTAGTATTGTGCTGCTAGTCTTAATACTATTCAATCTGAATGTGCTAAAGTTTACCTTTTTACCTTGCACACTATCACTTGATAATCTTACAACAACGTTATCAAGTTTATTCATTCGCTCTATTACATCCGCAAATTTTGAAAACTTATACTGTCTAGTCGGTAGCCAATGCTTAACCCATTGCGTACGCTCCATAACTTGATAGATTTTCTCTGCTAGTTTGATATGATACATATCGCCACTGTCGAACCATCTAAAATATCTATGATTGTCCAACTCTGCTACCATATCATCTACCCAATCATCCCGTTTCCAATCCTCTTTATTATGGATTCTAGGAGCCTTGACGTTAGGGAATCTATAGTTACCACCTCTGGCGTAACATCCCTTGCAAGCGTCTACTAGACTACCGTCTTGTTTCCTAGCAGCAGGACAGGTATTCAAAGCTTCTAGACTCCAACTATGACAGCCTAGCTTGCTTGTTTTGGATATTTTAATCATGATACCTCCGATACTGTCACAGTTAAAGAGCCTTCTTTAGAATCTTTTATGAAAAATTCCATATGATCCCGATCTGTAGACTGATAACTAATATGATCAGCGTTAGGGAACCGTGATTCTATTGCCGCTCTGTGCTGCTTACCTTTATGAATTGTAGTTTCAAAATCCCTATAGGTAGCCCATACCCTATATTCTTTTACTGGAGTCCACTTATCAAAATTCCATCCGCTCATTTTCTTAACCCTTTATTGTTTGAAGTTGTAAGTATCTTAACACCATCAAATCAGATTGTCAAGTATTATTTAACTCCTATTGTCTCAATCTCTGGGTAATCTTTTAACAGTCCATCAATACCATGCTCTTGAAAGTGATAGACCAACAGCCATTTTAAATTATAAGAAGCAAAAGAGCCATCATTATTAAAATCCTCTATCCAATCTTTAGCTAGACTACTGTCTGTATTGAGTTGAATAGTTAATCCTATAGCGTCACTCACTTCTGATTCTAATTCTCGCCAGTGTTCAAATAATTCATCATTCATGCGCTTCTCTCCCATGTTCTAATGAATTGTCCGTGTCTAATTTCCCTTTTGTATCCTATGATTCCATAGCTGTCACCTACGAATCCTTTTATCTCTCTCTCTCTATCGACTGATCCTAGATACATATTCTCAGTCTGACTAACTAGAGTCCAATGCCAGTTTAATTGCAGCCCTAATATCTTTAGATAAAACATATCTCACGCCCCTATTTTTATACGATTAGGTAGATTCTTTTCATCTAGCAAGCTGTAGTACAGACCTGTAGACCAATTATCTTTTTTAATCCAATCCTTCTTAATGCTGCTATTCTGTGGTTTTTTATGTATGTTTTTTAATTTCAAATTATACATTTTGTTTTCCTCTTTAAGTGTCAAACATATTAAACTAATCAATAATCATTGTCAAGCACTTTCGTAATTATTTTTCAGTTTCTTTTGTTCGCCCCTTTAAGTTTTAAGTGTCCACAAGTATACAGACTTAAAAAGGAATGTCAAGTATTAATTCAAAATAAATTAAAATAAATTCCTTCTTCCTTTATAGCAAATTTAAAACGGCCATCAAACAAGATAATACTTGACAACCATACAGATTCCTGTATACTAGTAGTTAATCAAATAAAGAAGGGAGAATACTATAGAATAGACTGATTTATAAAGCTTTCCAAAGTCTCTGAAGTTTACTATATAAACTTAAAAGTCTCTGGAATTCTCTGTAAACTAGAAGGCAATGCTTCAAAATCTACAGAAAACTTCAGAGACTTTAGAAAACTACAGAGAGTTTCAGAGAAGCTACAGAGAAAACTACAGAAAGCTATGGAGACTTTTAGAATTCCTACGCTTTGAGCTAAGGATGCTCTGGAAAGCTACAGAGAGACTCCATAGAGCATGGGTAGGCAGGAGGCCACCCCCCACCCCCTATATATATACTAAATCATATACATTTTTACTAGAAAGGTTTGTTAAGCAGTTAGGGGCGCAACTCCAAAGTTCTTCAGAGTTCTCTATAGTATTAGGGGAGGGGTTATATAGGGGTACACGGGGGGGTCTTAATAGTTATATTATACACCCTAATTCGACTTTTGTCAAGTTATTTCGAAAATAAATTAAAAACTACTTGACAAACCTGAGATTTTGGGGTATAATAGATAGAATGAAAAAAGAATTGACAGTTAAACAACAAGACTTTCTAGACAATCTTATGACTACGGGAGGTGATCTAAGGAAAGCTGCGGAGCTTTCTGGTTATGCTAAGAATGGGCATTGGCAAGTAGCTAAAGCATTGAAGCATGAGATCATTGAGATGGCCTCCAGTATCTTAGCACAGTCTGCTCCTAAAGCTGCTATGAAGCTTGTAAACATTATGGACTCTGACGCGCCTATACCGCAAGCCAGTGTAAGGATTCAAGCAGCACAAACAATTCTAGACCGGACAGGTCTGGGCAAAAAAGATAGTTTAGATGTTAATCATAAGGTAGAGGGAGGTTTGTTTATACTTCCGGCCAAAGAAGAGATAGTTATTAATGGAGACACTACAACGGACTAGTAGCACAATACCATTTGGGTATGAACTAGACGAGGACAATAAAACTTTAAACCCTATACCAGAGCAGCTAGAAACTCTTAAAGCTGTTGCAGGAATGGTAAAGAATCAATCATTGTCTCTAAGGGAAGGAAGTCTTTGGGTTACAGAGAAGACAGGGAGGAATCTTAGTCACGTTGGACTAAAGAACATAATTGAAAATGGAAGATTGGAAACAGAACCCAGAGAACTACCTGACAGATGAGAACGGTGACTTTGTTCTCAAGAAAGACGGTACACCACGTAAAAGAACAGGAAGACCTAAAGGTTCAAAGAGTAGAGGATATAACTTCCACTCAGAAACAAAGGCCAAGATAAAAGCAAGACGAGCAGTACGAACTAAAGAGAAGGGTGCAGAAAGATTAAAACAAAGACTAGATGCTAAGAGAAATTCATTAAACGCATCTAAAGAAACTTTAAATAAACTAGAAAAACCAAACTCTAGTAAAGTTGTAACAGAAGATGTATTAAATAAAGTACCTACATCTTTAAAGAAAGAAGTCGGTGACAATGTTATATTTAAGCCTAACGATGGGCCACAGACAGACTTCTTAGCAGCACCAGAACGAGATGTTCTTTATGGAGGTGCAGCAGGTGGTGGTAAGTCTTATGCAATGTTAATAGACCCACTACGGTTTGCACACAGAGCAGCACATAGAGCGTTAATACTTAGACGATCTATGCCGGAGTTAAGAGAGCTTATAGATAAAAGTAGAGAACTTTACCCTAAAGCCTTTCCGGGTTCTAAGTATAAAGAGGTTGAAAAACTTTGGAACTTCCCTAGCGGAGCTAAAGTAGAGTTCGGCTTCTTAGAGCGAGATGCCGATGTTTATCGGTATCAGGGCCAAGCCTATTCTTGGATTGGTTTTGACGAGATAACTCACTTACCTACTGAGTTTGGATGGAACTATCTCGCTTCTCGCCTAAGAACGACCGACCCTGAGATAAGTACATACATGAGATGTACAGCTAATCCGGGTGGTGTTGGAGCTAATTGGGTTAAGAAAAGATATGTTGATCCATATCCTCCTAATGAATCGTTTAAAGGAGAAGATAACCTAACAAGAAAGTTTATTCCGGCTAGACTAGATGATAATCCATATCTAGCTGAAGATGGAAGATACGAAGAAATGCTGATGGCTTTACCGCCTACTCAGCGTAAACAGTTACTAGAAGGTAACTGGGATGTTAATGAAGGCGCAGCCTTTACGGAATTTGAACAAGATGTTCATGTAATTACTCCTTTTGAGATACCTATCTCTTGGGAGCGTGTCAAGGGTATTGACTATGGTTACGCATCTGAAAGTGCTTGTATCTGGGGAGCAGTAGATCCTTCAGACGGCACATTAATTATTTATAGAGAATTATATAGAAAAGGGTTGACGGGTGTTGATTTAGGACAACTAATAACCCAAATGGAATTACAAGACCCATATTCGGTTCAAGGAGTTTTAGACACGGCAGCGTGGGCTAGGACAGGAACAACAGGCCCAACAGTAGGTGAGTCCCTAATTCGTGCAGGTCATAAACTACGAAGGGCTGATAAGAATCGGATACAGGGTAAAATACAAATCCACGAATACTTGAGGATACAACAAAGCGGTAGGCCACGATTGCAAATATTTAATAACTGCCCTAACCTGATACGTGAACTTCAAAGTATTCCTCTGGATCGTTCTAACCCAGAAGATGTGGACACACACGCGCCAGATCACGCTTATGATGCTCTGCGCTATTTAATAATGTCTAGACCAAGAATACAGGATTCATTTAGTAGAATAAGAAATCTGCATTTGGAACAGGCTTATACCCCGGCTGATAGTGATTTTGGCTATTAGTAAAATAATTTTATAACTCAAACGAGGAAATAACCAATGGCAAATCCAGTATATAATGTCAGAGACACCGGAAGAAATTCCGCTAGGACTTCTGATGTAAGAGAAATGGCAGATAACATGATTAGTTCATGGACTTCTGTAACTACAGGAACTATCGCAGTAACAGATGATACAAATACTGACGTTAGTTTTACACAACCTGCTGACACAATAATTCGTGATATTATTGCTGTTCCCGCAGGAAACATTGTTACAGCAGGTGGTAGTGGTAATGATGTTGATTTTAGTTTAGGTACAGCAGCAGGTGGTGGTCAACTTATTGCAACAGAAGCTATTTTAGATGATGGCGGTTCAGCAGTAACTTGGGCAGCAAATGCTCCACTATATCTTGTTCAAAACTCACATGGTCACGCAGCTAATCAGTTTGTTAGCACATCAACAACTGCGGGTGTTGTGGGTGGCCCTGCAACTAGTGAAGCTATTGTAATAGCAGCTACTTTGTATTCTGCCGCTGCACGAACATTACATATGCGATTAACTCCAATAGGGGCTGATTTAGCTACAGCAGCAACAACTGTAACTTTTTTAATTCAGTTTTTACATTTGGGTGCTACACCTGATCAATAGATCGTAGCTATTTTCTACAGGCGTTATTATGTTTCCAGAACTATATTTAGTATATGCAATCATAGTAACGCTTGTTGTTTTAACAAATTAAGGTTTTTATATGGCTGAAGAAGAAAATAGTTTAATACAAAATGCTGACGGTATTTATTTTGAAGCAGTAGAAAATGAAGAAGGTATGAGTTTAAATCTTGAAGAGGATTTAAATAACCGTCTTGCAGGACTTATTGAAGATAGATTCTCATCTGCTGAGATGGCTAGGGACGCTGATGAAGGCAGATGGATGACAGCCTACCATAACTATCGTGGCTTGTATCCAAAGAATGTTAAGTTCAGAGAATCAGAAAAGTCTAGAGTCTTTGTAAAAGTAACTAAAACAAAAGTACTAGCGGCTTTTGGTCAGTTAGTAGATGTTATTTTTGGAGGCAATAAGTTTCCTATTGGCGTATCTGAAACAAAAGTACCAGAAGGTATTTCAGAAATTGCTCATTTAGATACAGCTAATCCTGTTCCCGGCATTGAAACAAGTATAGGAGAACAGGAAGAAGAATTAGAAAATCCTTATGACGTAGGCTACGAAGGTGACGGCAGGACATTAAAACCCGGAGCTACTTACGGAACAGGAAAGTTTAAAGGACATTTAGATAAGCAAGCAGAAGATTCTTTAGTCGAAGGAGCTTCTTCTAATCCACAAATTCCTGAAATGAAACCTGCTCAAAAAGCAGCAAGGAGAATGGAAAAGCTTATACATGATCAAATAGAAGAATCTAACGGTTCTAGTGAAATAAGAAATGCTTTATTTGAAGCATCTTTATTTGGCACAGGTATTGTTAAAGGGCCATTTAATTTTAATAAAACTCTTAACAGGTGGTCAAATGAAGACGGTGAACGTACATATAACCCATTACAAGTACGTGTACCAAGAATTGAATTTGTAAGTATTTGGGATTTTTTCCCAGACCCGAATGCTACTTCAATGAATGAATGTGAATATGTTGTACACAGGCATAAACTAAATCGTTCACAATTTAGAAGTCTAGCTAAACTTCCGTATTTTAATAAAGATCAAATACGGGCCTGTTTAGAAATGGGTCCAAACTACGAAGAAAAAGATTATGAGTATGAACTAAAAGACGATAACCGAATGTCTGATGCTAGTTCAGCCAAGTACGAAGTACTAGAATACTGGGGCATTATGGATGCTGAGTATGCTAGAGAAATTGGAATGGAACTTGATGATGATGTAGATGACTTAGATGAAGTTCAAATAAATGCTTGGGTTTCAAACGGTAAAGTATTACGTGCAGTAGTTAATCCATTTACGCCACACAGGATTCCTTATCATTCTTTTTCGTATGAAAAGAATCCTTATAGTTTCTTTGGTATAGGCGTAGCTGAAAACATGGATGACTCTCAAAAGATTATGAACGGTCATGCACGTATGGCAATAGATAACCTAGCTCTATCAGGTTCAGTAATATTTGATGTAGACGAGACTGCTCTTGTAGGTGGTCAAAGCATGGACATATATCCGGGTAAAGTCTTTCGCAGACAAGCAGGAGTTCCGGGTACAGCCATTAATGGTTTAAAGTTTCCTAATACATCAAATGAAAACATGATGATGTTTGATAAGTTCAGACAGCTTGCAGATGAACAAACAGGCATACCAAGCTACTCGCATGGTCAAACTGGTGTTCAAAGTATGACAAGAACAGCGTCAGGGATGTCAATGCTACTTGGAGCAGCTTCACTAAACATAAAGACAGTAATTAAAAATCTTGATGACTTTCTTTTAAAACCTTTAGGCGAAGCATACTTCCAGTGGAATATGCAGTTTTTAGAAAGTAAACTGGGAGTAGAAGGAGATTTAGAAGTTAAGGCTACTGGTACAGCAAGTCTTATGCAGAAAGAAGTAAGAAGCCAAAGGCTAACTACTTTTCTTCAAAGTATTCAAAATCCTGCTATTGCTCCGTTTGTTAAAATTAATAAACTCATTGGAGAGCTTGCGTACTCGCTTGATCTTGATCCTGATGAAATACTCAATGATCCAGAAGAAGCAGCTATCATGGCTCAAATTATAGGGATGCAAAATAATGTTGGACAAGCAACTGGCGAAACGCCTCTCACTCCTAACGAGCAACAAGGAGGCATGGGAGGGCTTGAAGGAGCACCTACAGAACCTACGCCACTTGGAGTTACGGGTACTGGTGGGGGCAACATCGGAACAGGAAATGTACCGCAGTCAGGGGAAGATCAATTCTCTGGAACTCCTAGAGCGGTTGAAGGATGAAGTTGAAGAAGCTAAGGGAAGAAACTCCGAAGTATGAGGGAAAATTCTGGTCTTATGCTAAAAGAAAATTTGTAGCTTATGATGAGTGGATAAAGGAGACAAATTGTTGTGGTAGTCAAAGCAAAGACAACGAAAAAGAAAACGTCAAGAGTAAATGAGGCAGGTAATTATACTAAGCCTACTATGCGTAAAAATCTTTTTAATAAAATAAAAAGTGGTAGTAAAGGCGGTAATTCAGGCCAGTGGTCTGCACGTAAAGCTCAAATGTTAGCTAAAGAATATAAAGCCAAAGGTGGTGGATATAAATAGGAGAACTTATTATGCCAATGGGTAAAGGTACATACGGATCAAAAGTTGGAAGACCAGAAGAAAAAAAGAAAAAAATGATGGGCGGTAAAATGCCTAAGAAAAAAATGATGTATGGTGGTAAAACAAAATATATGCAAGGCGGTAAGGTTACTAAACCTAATTAATTATGGCTTTAAAAAAACCACAAAAAAGTCTTAAATCTTGGACAAAGCAAAAGTGGCGTACTAAGTCTGGTAAACCAAGTGCTAAAACAGGAGAAAGGTATTTACCATCAAAAGCAATATCCTCTTTATCTAGTAAAGAATATGCAGCTACAACTAAAAAGAAAAGAGAAGATACTAAAAAAGGTAAACAACATTCTAAGCAGCCTAAAAAAATAGCTAGTAAAACTAAACAGTATAGGAAGGTATGATATGAGAGTAGAAGCTCCAAAAGGTTTCCATTGGATGAAACAAAAAAATGGCGGTTATAAACTTATGAAACATACTGGTAAGTTTAAACCACATAAAGGAGCTACTTTAAAAGCAACCTTTCCTGTACAGAAAGAACATAAGGGGTAGTATAGATGGCTAATAAATCCAGAAGAAATAAGCGTAGAAAAGCAAAGAAAAAATCTTTACTGGCTCCTGATGTTGCTATAACTGTAGCAGTTGCTGAACCTAAAGAAAAAAAAATGGGTGGTGGAATAATGTCTCCTCCTGAAAGAGAAGGTTATGCAGGTGGTGCGCTTGTAAGTCTTATTAAGAAAATAATAACGCCTTTAAATAAAGCTCAAAAAGCAACTAGGACTGCGACT